TCTTGTTACTATAAGAAAGACTTCACTGAGTGGAGTGATAGAGGGGAAGGATCAGCAGCTCCGATTGCTAATCACTTACCTAATAGTCCTGTAATAGCTACAGGTAAAAGAGAAGGATCTAAAGTTAGATTACCTAACGGTAACTACCTTGAAGAAACTGCTTCTTACTATGTAATGGTAGAAACTAAATCTGGTGGATTTACACCGGCTTTAATTACCATGAAGTCAACTCAGTTGAATGTAAGCAAGAAATGGAACGCAATGATGAAAACTGTTCAGATAGCTGACGGTAAAGGCGGATTTGCAGTTCCACCAATGCACGGTGTTGTGTACAATTTAACTTCTGCCCTACAAAAGAATGATAAAGGTAGCTGGTATGGTTGGACAGTAACACAAGATAGAATTTTAGACACAAATGATAAATCTTTGTATTTAAGTGCAAAAGGTTTTTCAGGTGATGTTAAAAAAGGATCTGTGCAAACAAAAGCTGATGTAGAAGAGAGAGTAAACGAGAACGTACCGTTCTAGTTTATAATTAAATAGGAGCCCAGCAATGGGCTCCTCAAAATTGGTAAAGGTATGAAAGAAAAATTTAAAGAAATATTTACTGGCTTTCAAACAGCGTATGGTCAGTATCAAAAAGGAGAACGTGGTGAAAACGGAAAACAAAAAGGCAAAGCGTATATTGTTAGAAAAGAAGTCATTGATAAACTTTGGGAAGATCATCTTAATGGTGTTGATCCCGCTCTTGGTATTATTCCTATTAATGAAGATAACAACTGCAAGTGGGGTTGTATTGATGTTGATCAGTATAATCTTAATCATGTTGAGTTAATAAAAAGAATAAGAAATTTAAAATTACCTTTAATAGTATTCAGATCTAAATCTGGAGGCGCACATATATTTTTATTTACGAAAGAATTTGTTACTGCATCTTTAATGCAAACAACATTAAAGAAGATAGCAGATGGATTAGGATTTCAAGGTGTTGAGATATTTCCGAAACAAACGGAAATACTTGTGGAACGTGGGGACACAGGTAATTTTTTAAATCTTCCCTACCATAACCAAACAAAAGGATTAAGATATGCGTTTGACGATAATGGCGCCGCTATGTCACTTGAGGAATTTTATAAGCTCTATGATATTTACGCGCAAAGCAAAGAAGAAGTTGAGAAAATCGAAATCAAAGAAACGAAGATAGAAGAAGTATTTAAAGATGGGCCACCATGTTTAAATAGATTAGCTAAAGATGGTTTTGGCGAAGGATCTAGGAATAATGCATTGTTTAACGTTGCCATATATTTTAAACAATCTAGTCCGGACACTTGGCAAGATAAAGTTGTTGAAGCTAATTTAAAATACATGAGCCCACCTTTAAGTAATAGTGAGGTACAACAGTTATTAAAATCAATTGGCAAAAAAGGTTACGACAAATACAGATGTAAACTTCCACCTATTGTGGATGTTTGTAATGCATCTTTATGTAGAACCAAAAAGTTTGGTATTGGTGGTGATGAAGAAATTATGCCTAAACTTGGTAATCTAACAAAGTATAATTCTAATCCACCACAATATTTTTTAGATATAGGTGAAGAAGAAAAAGAAGAAAATAAAAAACAAAAAAGAATTGAATTAAAGGCTGAACAATTAGCTAGTCCAGCTTTATTCTCATTAGCTATATTAGAAAAAGCAGATTTATTGGTACCAAAATTAAAAGAAAAAGATTGGAGAGAATTTTATTTAAAACCACTTGTTGATAAATTGCAAGTAGTTGAACCATTAGAATCTTTAAACCCAATCAATCAAATAACATCTTTATTACAAGATTGGACTACTAATAGACAGAATGCAAGAACTATGGATGATATATTTAATAAGCTTCCATATACAGATGATAAAAGAGAATTCACATATTTTAGAATGGAAGATTTTTTTAATTTTTGTAAAAAGAATCATTGGGAAATGGACAAAGCAAAAACTGGTAATTTAATTAAACAGTTAAAAGATAAAGGAATATTTGTATCTGAAGTTAGAATGAAAGTTAAAGGTCAAGAACCTAGATTAGTTAAGATTAAGACTATGAAGAAGATAGAAGCTTCTGTGTCTCAAGTTAAATATCAGGAACAACATTTTTAATGGGAAAGGTACATACTAATTGGTATTTAAGATATAAAAAAAGAATTGAATTTTTAGAAGATAAAAATAGAAGATTATTTATTAGAAACTCTTTTTTGGAAAGGAAATTAAAAAAATATGAAAACAATAATACTAGGTCCACCAGGAACAGGAAAGACAACAACGTTGTTAAATTTGGTAGACGAATTTATAAAACAGGGAGTTAAACCAAAAGAGATTGGTTATTTCTCTTTTACAAAAAAAGCAGCTATAGAAGCAGCAACAAGAGCTTCTGAAAAGTTTGGATTAAGTGTTGAACATGATTTAACTTATTTTAGAACATTACATTCATTTGCATTTAGATTGTTAGGTATGACTAAAGATAAAATGATGGGTAAAGAAGATTATAGAGAATTTGGTGTAAGATGTAATATTCCAATTAAAACAGCATATTATTCAGATGATGATGGTATATTTAATTCAGATAATGAATACTTAACTATCATTAATACAGCTAGGGTTAAGAAAATGGATTTATTAGAATATTATGATTCAAGAAGAAACTTATTAGATATAGAAAGAGATGTATTGTTTTTATTAGATCAAGAACTTAAAAAATATAAAGCAGAAAAAGGATTAAAAGATTTTACAGATTTATTAGAAGAATTTATTCAACAAGATAAAGCTCCAAAATTTAAAGTATTGTTTATAGATGAAGCACAAGATTTATCTTATTTACAATGGGAAATGGTTAGATCTATATGGAATAAGTCAGAAAAAACTTATATTGCAGGGGATGATGATCAAGCTATATTTAGGTGGGCTGGGGCTGATATAGACCACTTTATAACGTTAAAAGATGAGGTAGATGAGATTAAGACCCTTAATCAATCTTATCGTATTCCAGGAGGTCCTATACACGAATTATCTCAAAAGATTATATCTAGAGTTAATAATAGATATGAAAAAGACTATAAACCACGCCAAGAAACAGGTTTATTAAAGTATTATACGGATATTACACAAGTAGATATGTCGCAGGGAGAATGGCTAGTATTAGCTTCAGCAAATCATTTTTTAAATGATGTTAAAGAGTTATGTGAATTACAAGGTTGGTATTATCAATATAAAGGAATTAATTCATTATCTTTAGAATTATTATTAGCTTTAAGTAATTGGGAAGATTTTAGAGGTAATAAAGAATTAAATTATCTACAAATTAAGAACATATATAAATATTTAGGTGCTAATGTAACACCTGGTTATAGAGATGCAAAAACATTAAAAGCAGAAGAAAAATATACAATAAAGGATTGTATGCAAAATCATGGTTTACTTAATAATAAAGTATGGTATGAATCATTTGAAGGTGTTGATACGATTACAGAGAACTATATTCGTAACATGAGGGCTAATGGTGAGAAGATAAATAAAACTCCAAGAATTCTTATGTCTACAATTCACGGCGCTAAAGGTGGCGAACGCGAAAAAGTTTTAGTTTTATTAGATCTTACAACAGCAGCAATTAAACAGAGTGATGAAGATCCAGATGATTTGCATAGATTGTTTTACACAGCTTTTACAAGAGCTAAACAAGAATTGCATATTGTGGATCCAAGAGATTTCAATAAGGCGTATGTGATATGATGTTACAGAATGGGGTGAAAAGAAACAGTCTAAAGGAGAGTGGTAGCTTCTTGCAAGAGCGTAGTTGGTTCGGGTTCTTTTTAACTCCATGTTTTTTCATTTTACCCGTTAAACCAACAACTACCACAATAAACTTAACAAAAGAAGAGTATGACAAATAAAACATTTTATAAACAGGTGGGTGGTAAACATTATAAGACAATGAAAATACAGCCATCAGTTTTTATTAATGAAAATAATTTACCGTTCGCAGAAGGTAATGCAATTAAATATATCTGTAGACATAGATTAAAAGGTAAAAAAGAAGATATATTAAAAGCAATTCATTATTTAGAAATGATAGTAGAAAGGGACTATAACAAAAAATGATGACAAAAAATCAAATTACTTTATTTGATGAAATAAAAGACATTACATTTGAACAAGATTATGAAAAAGGAGTTAAAATATGTTCTAAATGTAAAAAAACTTTACCTATTAAAAAATTTGCAACTCTTATTAGAAAAGATTTAAATTATAGAAGATCTGCTTGTAAAGAATGCGTTAATCAATCTTCAATAGTTAAAGAACGATTAAGGAATGTTGCGGGAGAAAAACCAAGTATTTGTGAGTGTTGTAAAAATAAAGTTAATGAAATTGTTTATACAAGTAATATTGTTTTAGATCATTGTCACGAAACAGGAACTTTTAGGGGTTGGATTTGTCAAGCGTGTAACGTTGGTATAGGAAAGTTTGGAGATAAATTAGAAGGACTATTAAATGCTATTATTTATTTGGCAAAAGAAAAAGAAGATTTAGAGGCAATAATAGATTATATAAAATTAATAATAAAGGAGAGAGAATGACACGAACAACTCAACCACCATTATTTGTTCCACAAACGGAATGGGTAGTACCAGAAGAATTAAAAGATTTAAAAGGTCATAAAGAAATAGCTGTAGACTTAGAGACATGCGATCCGGAGTTACTTGAGTTAGGATCGGGGAACGTCACTGGTCGTGGTAAGATTGTAGGTGTTGCAGTAGCAGTAGAAGGTTGGTCAGGTTATTATCCAATAGATCATCAAGGTGGTGGTAACATGGATAAGAAATTAGTTTTAAATTGGTTACAAGATTTATTTAAACAAGACGCTAGATTTGTATTTCATAATGCAATGTATGACGTTTGTTGGTTAAGATCAGCAGGTCTTAAAATGCCAGAGAAAATTGTAGATACAATGATTGCGGCATCTTTAGTAAATGAAAATAGATTAAGTTATAGATTAGATACACTTGCAAAAGAATATGCGGGGATAGGTAAAAACGAAACAGTATTACAAGCTGCAGCAAAAGAATATGGAATAGATCCTAAAAAAGATATGTGGAAACTTCCATCTATGTTTGTTGGTCAATATGCTGAGAGAGATGCTGAATCAACTTTAAAACTTTGGCATAGAATGAAAGTTGAATTAGATGATCAAGATCTTTGGACTATATTTGATACGGAAACAAAATTATTTCCTTGTCTTGTTGATATGAGATTTAAAGGTGTAAGAGTAGATGTTGAAAAAGCAGAGAAAATTAAGAAAAATTTAATTAATGAAGAAAATAAAATAATCAATAAAATCAAAGGTTTAACTGGAGTTTCTGTAGAATTATGGGCTGCAGCTTCAATTGCAAAAGTATTTGATGCTTTAAAATTACCTTATGACAGAACAGAAAAAACTGGAGCTCCAAGTTTTACAAAAAACTTTTTATCAAATCATCCACATGAAGTTGCACAAGACATTGCAAATGCAAGAGAGATAAACAAAGCGCATACAACTTTTATTGATACGATAACTAAACATTCAGTTAAAGGAAGAATACATGCAGATATAAATCAAATTAGATCTGATGATGGTGGAACGGTGACAGGAAGATTTTCAATGTCTAATCCAAATCTTCAACAGATACCTGCTAGACATAAAGAATTAGGTCCAATGATTAGATCTATATTTATTCCAGAAGAAAATTGTAAGTGGGGAGTATTTGACTACTCACAACAAGAACCAAGAATATTAGTTCATTATGCTAAATTACAAAAG